TCCTCTCGGGTGACGGTGCCGTGGACGTCCCCCCCGGGGCCGCGCTCGCCGTGACCTCGTAGCTGTACTCCACGCCCAGTGGCGGCAGCGGGTCGGTCACGGTGTCACCGCTCGCGAGGCCAGAGCCGACAACCCAGCGGGAGCCGTCCGCGCCGATGCGGGTCACCATGAGCGATGCGGTCTCCGGCGCGGTTTCGCTGTCCTCGCCGCTGAACACCGTCACGCTAGCGGCCATGGCATCCTCGTCCACCTGCACGGTGGCGGTCGGCGAGACGGGCGGTGCCCAGTCTGTCCCGAACTCGCGAACCGCGCTCGCCGCTAGACCAGAGCCGCCCGTGACGCGCACGGTGACGCTGTAGGCTGTCAGGTTGGCGATGCTGGCGGCGTCTGAACCGATGGACAGGGAGCGGGCGGAGTTGCCCACGGTCACGCTGTACACAGCCCCGTTATCGTCGCTCAGCGTGACGGTCTGCGAGCTGACGCCTGTGGTGTCGGTTACCGTCCACGTGACCACGACGGGCAGCTCGTCCAGTGTGTCGCCGTCGCTTGCGGGGGACGTGATGACCACTGCGGGCGCTGCGTACACGCCCCATGAGGTCGCGTCGCTCCACGCGCCCCAGTCAGGGTCGAGTCCCTTGGTGCGCACCTGCACCTGCCACGTGCCTGCGGTCGAGCAATCGACGCTGTAGGTCGTTGCGTCCCCGCTCGCGTCGTGGGTGGTGGACGTGCCGCTCGGCGGCGTGACGCGCACCTGCGCCGCGCTCTGCGCCGTGCCGTCCGGGTGGTTCGGCGTCCAGCCCACGGTGACGGTCGCACCCAGCTCGGTCGGGTTTGGTGGCGGCGTCGTGATGGTCGGCGCAAGGGGCGGAGTGATGGTCACCAGCTGGTTGCTCGTTGTCCATGCGCTCGCGAGAGAGCCGCGCACCGCCCTCACGCGGTACTGCACGGTTCCAGCGGGCGCGTTGGCATCGATGTACGGCATGGACGATGGTTGCGCGATGGTGTCCCAGGTCGCGCCGCCGTCCGTCGTGACCGCAACGTCGTAGGCGCTCGCGTAGGGCGCTGCGCCCACGATAGACACCTGCACGGCGCTCGCGTCGGTCTTGGAGACGGTGACGCTCGTCGGCGCTGCGGGCGTGGTGTAGATGTAGCCGCTGGTCGAGTAGCTGGACTTGCCAGCGGTGTTGGACGCGCGGACTCGGTAGCGGTAGCGATGGTTCGCCGAAATGCCGTTGTCGGCGTAGCTGGTGGCCGTGCTGGACGCGCTCGCGATCTGCGCCCAGCTCCCGCCGTCCACGCTGCGCTCGACGAGCGTCGCGGTGCGGGGGCGGGTGGTCGTGGTCGAGCTGTTCGTCCAGCTCACGGTGGCCTTGGAGTCGCTGTTGCGCGTCGCGGAGCAGCCGCTCGGCGCGTTCGGTGCGCTGATGTCCAGCGCGGGGATGGTGACGTTGACTGACGCGGTGGACGTTCCGTTTCGCGTGCCAGTCGAGTCGCCCGTCATGCTCACGACCGCCTTGCAGGTGACGCTCTGCGAACTCGTCCCCTTGTCGTAGGTCTTGGTCGTGCTCGTGATTAGCTGGTAGACGCTCGGGTCGCTGTTGCTGTTGAGCGTGGTGTTGACGGTGCTGCCCGTGGTGGTGCCGATGACACCGTGGCCGTTGCCGTAGTAGTTGTAATACCAGCTCAGCGCGTGCCAGTAGACCTTGCACGTGATCGTGGCCGTGGTCGTTGTCTCAGAGGTCACGGAGGCGTCTACGTATGCCACCCAGTGGTGGACTTGGTTGCCCGTTGCCGTTGCCATTACGCAGTCACCCCCATCCTTCGCGTTGTCGACATGCAGTCGGCGACGACGCCAAGCGCAGCCGCCATTCTCGCGTCGACGAGTGCGAGCTCGCCGTCGATGTAGTAGTTGTTGACGACGCTCGAACCTCCGGTCGTGCCGCGCCCACCGTTCGCATAGGCGCCAAGCCCGACGCTCGGCAGCGAGGTCGGCGCAAGGTCGCCCATGACCGAGTCCATGGCATCCATGACGCCGTCGGCGCCCTTGTCGATTCCGAGGGCCATGCCTGCCATGGTCATCTCGCCGTAGTCCCGGAACAGCCTCGACGGGGAAGCGATGCCGAGGAAGCTCTTGACGGCGTTTGCGGCGCCCTGAACGACGCTAAGAGCGGCGTTGAGCACGGAGCTCGCCATGTTCCTGATGCCGTTGATGAACCCCTGGATGAGGTTCCTGCCGAGTGAGGACCAGTTCGTGCTGCGGATCGCGTTCATCCCCTGCCTGAGCAGGTTCCTGATTGCGCTCACGGCGTTCGGAATCGCCCTCGCGATTGCGTTGAGCAGTGAGTTGAGCACGTTGCCCATCGCGGACAGGAATTGCGGGCCCCACGTCGGGAAGGTGCGGACGAGGTTGGACAGCAGCCTGCCGAGCGCGCTGATGGCGAGGGGCACGATGACGGGGATCGCCTCGGCGATGGCGTTGAAGAGCTTCGTTGCACCAGCCATGATGTTAGGGAAGTTGGACACGAGCGACATGACGAGCGAGTCGATTAGGCTCGGCAGCTCGCCGACCACAGCAGGGATTGTCGTGACGAAGGCGTCAACGAGTGCGTTGAAGAGGGCGACGCCAGCCGAGAGTATCGACGGGGCGTTCGCGACGATCGCCGTCGCCACGTTCGATATGATTCCAGGCAACGCCGGGGTGATCTGCGAGATGACGCTGGTCAGCCCGGTGAGGAGTCCCGAGAAGAGCTGCATGGCGCCAGTCAGCAGCATTGGGGCGTATGTCTGGAACATGCCGATGAGTCCGCTCATGAACTGCGGGAAGGCTGCGCCGATGGCTGCGAACACAGCCGGGAGCTGCTCGCCGACCTGCGACACGAACCCGTTGATTCCGCTCGTGAGAGACGTGAAGAACGTGGCGATGCCGCCGCTCTCTGCGAGCGATGTCAGGCCGCTCGCGAACGCGCCGAGCGCGTCTGCCGCCGTGCCGCCTATCGACCCGAGGACGTCCGCCACCTCCGCGCCGAGAGACACGAGGTCGCCGCCCATGGCAGCGAACGCGCCAGCCGCGAGGGTCGCGCCGAGGGCCACGACGCCGAACGCCGAGCCGCCCTTCATCATCACGCCAGCGAACTGCGAGAAGGCGGTAAGGCCCGTCTTGAGCGTCGCGCCGAACAGCGTGGCGAACGGTTTTACCGCCTGCGTGACGACTCGCGTCGCCTGCTTGGCGAGCCCCGAGAACGCACTCCAAAACTCGGCGGTCTTTGCCCTCATCTCGTCGAACATGCTGTCATCGAACGGTATGACCTCGAACGGCAACGGCCCTGGGAGCGCTGTTCTGCCGAACCAGCGAACGTACTCATGCATTGTGCGAACAAGCGGGTTCGACTCGCCTTGCAGACTAGAGGCCCACTCGCCGACGATGCTCCCGAGACTGAAAGAGATTGTGCGTGCCGTCTCGGAAAGGCTCGACGCGGCGATTCTTCCGAAGCTCACAACTCTGGTTTCGAGACCGCCGAACCCGCTCTTGAGCGTGCCGAAGTATCCGCTGATCGACTCGCCCCACTTGACCTGCGAGAGTGCCGTGAGCGGCTTGTAGAGATGCGAGACGATGCCCTTGCCGACGTTCGCGGACATGCCGACAAACCCGCCGAGCCAGTTCGACAGCATTCCGAAGCCCTTGAGGAGCGGGCCGCTGCCGAGAACCATCGCGATGGCCTCAAGCCCGCGCACGAGGTCGTCTGGGTTGCCCTTGCGGAGAGCGTCCGCAAGCTCGACCACCTTGTCGGTGAATCCCCTGACGACGGGCGCCGCGCGGTCGAACAGCGCCTCGACCGACGGCATGAGCGCCTCGACAAGCTCGCGCATGGGTTCGGTGAGGTCGTACATCGCGTTCGTTAGGTTATCGTAGGCGCTCGTGTCGCGCAGCGCCATGATGGGGACCTTGATGGCGTCGCCCATGTTCGACATGATGCCGGTCATGGTGTGGGCCATCTCGTCCATCGTGCCGAGGAAGTGCTCGTTCGCGTAGGACTCGAAGGCGGCGAGCGCCGTCTCAGCGTCGACCTCGCCCTTCTGGACTAGGTCTCGCACCTCGTCGATTGAGATGCCCATGTAGTCGGAGAGCGCCTGCCACGCCGCGATGCCGTTGCGCGAGAGCGTGGTGATGTTCCTCGTGTAGACCCTGCCTGCGGCGTTGATGTGGCCGAACTGGGTCAGGATGTTCGAGAACCCGGCGTCGTTGAGGCCGAGCGCGGACGCCCAGTTGCCCGCCCATTGCAGGATTCCCTCGCCGCTCTCGTTGAGCTGCTTGTCGAAGTCGATGCCCATGGCGAGGAGCTGCTTGGAGCTCTTCGCGATGTTGCCGAACTCGTACGGCGTCCTGATCGCGAACTCGTTCAGCCTGCCCATGGCGTCTGCCGCCAAGTCTGCCGACCCGAGCATCGTCTCGAACGCGATCGCCGTGTTTTCGGCGGTGGAGATGGTGTCGAAGAGCCCGCTCGTCAGCTTGGTCGCCCCGACGATCGCCGCGGCGCCGAGCACGGACAGCTTGGTGCCGAGCGTGTCTGCCGCCGAGCCGCTGCCGCCTAGCAGCCCTGACGCGATCGAGGCCGCGTTCAGGCCGCTGAGCGCGTCGGTTATCTCTGCCGCCACCTGACCAGCGTCCATTCGCGCGTAGAGCGCTACGTATCCAGCCGCGACCTCGGTGGAGCCACCGGAAGCCATGCTATCACCTCACAATGTGGTCACCCATGAGCTGCACGAGCAGCGCCGTCGTGACGCCCTTCCCGTACCTCTCGGTCCTCTTGTCGGCCTGGTTCTGGCCTATGTCGATGAGCTCTGGCTTCGGCCCCTTGCCGTCCCAGCACATCGTCTTGAGCTGGTTGTACGTGGCCGCAGCGACGAGCTCCGCGAACGAGCGCCCCGCGTTGCCACCGTTGACGGAGAGAGAAAGGCGCGTGCCCGGCCCGAGCTGCGTGACCAGCACGCACAGGGTAGAGCACGACACCTTCCCCTCGTATGGCGGGTAGAGCCCGTATGTCTGGGCGAGGTCTGCCGTGACCTCGTCGCGGTGCATCCTGATGGCAGAGGATGCGTAGCCTAGTTTTTTAGTGCCGCCACCGCCGCAGACATCTCGGTGAAGAACTGGATGACGCGCTTCACCGGGAGCGTCTGGCCGTCGCCTTGCAGCTCGTCGAGCACCCGGTCGTAGTCGTCGCCGAGAGCCGCCTTGAGCACGGTCGCGACGCCACGGAACTGCTCCATGCCGTCCCTGCTGGTGAGGTCGTCGAGCAGGCGGAAGTCGTCGGAGACGGCCTCAAGCCTCGCCTCGTCAAGCGCGAACGTGACGCCCATGACGGTGTAGCTCTGCCTCTTTCCCTTCGGCTGTGCCATGAGTCTCCCCCTCTCTCTCGCAACTACGCGCCGATGGTCTGCGGCGCGGAGGTGTAGAGGTACGCGCGGTGGCCGTTGGCGTCGGGAAGGGCGGTGATGGTGATCTCGTGGCCGACGGCGTCGGAGCCGACGAAGGTCTGGTCGCCGCGCTCGGTCAGCTTGCCCTTGGGGATGCAGATGAGGCCGTAGGTGACGGTCGTGTCGGTGGAGTCGACGATGATGCGGAAGATGTAGCCACGCTCCTTGGACCACTTGCCGTTCGAGTGGATGGTGAGGCCCTCGGAGACGCTGCCGGTGACGTTCTCGGGACCATAGAAAATCTTGAGGGCGGTCTCGTTGGCGTCGAGCATGGACCAGTTGAAGGTCTCGGAGTCGGAGGTCTTCACGGTCGCGACCGTGTTGCCGAACATGTCGGTGATGTCCTCGGAGTCGGAGTCGAAGGAGCGGGTGATGCCGTCCTCGCTGATGCGACCGAAGCAGGAACCGATGGTGGCGGAGATGTCCTCGGTGGGGTTGGTGGGCATGGTCTGCCCGCTGTTGAGGATGAAGCCGTATCCCGTGGTGATTTCCTCGGGCACGATGACGTTCTGGGTGTAGGCCATGATGGCTCCTATCTGTAGGTGATTCTGTAGGCGAGCTTGTACTCAGGCTCGCCTCCTGGGCCGCTGTCGTCATACGCGCTGTACTCCACGCATGACGTGACGCGGCGCTCATACTTGTATCGGGACATGGCCTCGGACACCGCGTCGGCCATGACCGTCGCCTCGCCTATCGACGGCGCACAGCAGCGAACGGTGAACGCTGGTCGGTCTATCTCGTGCAGGCTCTCGCCCGTCGTGTAGGTCCCGACCCTTGACACGACCACGCACGTCGTGGAGCTCGTGGCGTCGACGGGCCTCGTCTGCGCGACGCGGTACCCGGTCTCGCGGGCGATGTAGGCTATCAGCTGCCTTGTGGAGTCAGCGAGCATCGGTCATCACCCCTGTGCGCCCCAGAAGGCGTGGTCTAGTGTCTGGTGGAAGTGTTCGTCCATCTTCGCCGCGATGTTTGCTGGGTCGACGAACGCGTGAGCGGAGACGGTGAGGACGCGGGGATGGACGACGTACTCGGCACCAGGTATCGCGCTCTCGGAGTTCGCCGCGTCGCATATCGCATGCGCACGCTCGTTGACAGCCTCCTGCGCTCCCTCGGACTTCATAATCGCCCTCAGCCCGGCGCCGTTCGTCACGACGTGGATCGAGCCGATCTCGATGCCGGTGCCCATGAGGTGCTTCCGCGCCATCAGCCCGTCACCGCCTTGAGACGAACCGCCCATTCCCACGAGTACGGGGAAGTGCCGTCCGGGTATGGGAGCGGGGAGCCCTGCACCTCGTAGGTCGCGTCGCCCTGCTCAAGCGTGGCGCCCGCGAGCGAGTGACCGCCGACGAGCACGTCGAGCCTCGCGGCTGTCCCCATGGGAAGAAGGGCCGTGGCGTCACTGTCGACCTCCAAGTACCCCCCCACACGCCCGGTGGTGTCACCGTCGCCCGTGTACACGAACACGTTGTCGAGGTCGACGTCGGCGAAGATCGGGACGTCGTTGCCGAACTCGTCTCGGGTGACGCCCGCCCTCACGTGGAGCGTCGCGGGAGAGCCGATGTGGTTAAGCATCGCCACCACCGCCGAGCACGTCCTCCGAGTAGAACAGCTGCGTCCCGCCGCCCTGCCCACTGATGCCGAGCATGGAGAGCTCAGCAGACGTGAGGTAGAGGTTGCCCATTCCCATGTCATAGGAGCCGGACTGTGACACCGGGCCTGCCGTCTGCGACCACTCGGTCAGGCCGAGTCCGACGCTGGGTTGCAGAGCCCTTCCAGCGACCCACATAGTCACGGTCTTGAGGTTGGTGAGCAGCGGCTCCTGCGGATCGGAGTAGTCAACTTCGTTCTCGGCGAGGCGGGCCATGATGAAGCCCTCGACCGACCCGAGCACGAGTTGGACCCTCTCTGCGGGCTCGTTCGCGACGAAGGGGAAGAGGGTCTCTAGGTCCTCGATTGTGGCCCAAGCCATTGTCTACTCCTTCGACGTGTTCGTCTTTCGGGTGCGCTTGCGCGTCGTCTGCGCCTTCGGCTTCTCCGGCTCGCGCTCCTCGTCGAGGGGCTCCCAGTCGCGCGTCGGCATGTCCATCTCGGTCTCGAAGATGGCGCCTGACGCCTTGTGCCTGTACTTGCGCATGTGCAGTCACCCCCTTGGTGTGGTTGATGGTCAGAAGAGACGCGCCATGCGGTCTCCCACACGGCGCGTCTGCTGGCTCTGGCGGTTCTCGCTACGCGGAGACGACCTTCACGAAGGCTTCGGGGTCCATGACACCCCACGCGTAGTAGACCTCGGCGCGGATCGCGACCTCGTTCTTGCGCTTGAGGTCGCCGAGGCCGTCGGGGTCGCCGTACTCGATGAGGGTAAGCGGGATGTTGCGGACGACGCCCCACTTGAAGCCAAGCTCGAAGTTGCCGATGATGCCGAGGATGTTGGTGGCGGCAGCGGCCTCGGGCGCGGAGACCGTGTCGGTGACGGCGACAGGGAGGCCCTGGATGTAGCCGGTGCTGCGGACGTTCAGCGGCACCTCGGGGAAGATGGGCATGTTGAGGCTGTTGCGCTGGGTGCGGAACGCGTTGGCGTACTGCGGGTCGAGCGCGAAGCCGTCGGGAGTGTAGTGGGAGGTGAGGAGGGCGGCGACGGCGGCGTCGAGGTCAGCCTGCGGGTCGTTTGCGGTGGCGGTGACAGAGTTGGTGGTCATCGCGAGGTAGTCGGTGATGCTGGCGGCGGGGGCGCCGGTCAGTGGGTTGAGCTTGTGGATTGCGCCGAGGTCGAGGGCGCGGGCGATGGCGTTGCCGGCGGCGTTGGCGACGGAGCGCAGGGCGCCGATCTGGTGCTGCTCGTCCCACATGCGGACCTCGTCCGTCATGCGGACGGTGACCTGCGCCTTGTGGGTGGCGACGGTCTTGGAGTCGAACTCGGTCGTGGCCGGGGACTTGTCGCCGCCCTCTGCGACGAACTCGGCCTTGGGCATGCCGTTGAAGGTGATGACGTCGGTGTCGCCGTAGAGGAAGTCCTCCTGCGGGGCAAGCTTCGCGAGGGCGGAGCCGTCCTGAATCTTCTGCCAGATGGCGGGATAGAGCTCGTCGGGCATCTGGAAGGAGCCGGTGGTGATGATGTTGGATGCTGCCATTCTAGTTACCTCCAAAGAAGTTGTGTGCAAACTCCCCGAGCTCAGAGGCACGACTCGTCGTGCTTGGCGCGTTGCCGTCGCTCGGGATAACTGGTGCTGATGCGGGAGCCATGCCCCGTGCGAACTCAAGGAGCGCGTCGGCGCTCTTCTCAAGCTCGTCCTCGGTTGACCCTTGGAGCAGGTCGGCCCTCACGCCGCGCTTCGCGGCGACGCTCATGCGAAGGTTCTCCGCCTGGGACTTGCCAAGCTGGTCGCGCAGGCTGTCCACCTGCTCCTGCAAGGAAGCCTTCTCGCCTTGCAGGCCATCGACCTGTGCCGCCTTCGCCTTCACGTCCTCGTAGTCCGCGTACTTCGCTCGATCACGCTTGAGTCGGTCGCTAACGATCGCGTCGACCTCCGCCTGCGTGAACGTGCGCTCGGGCTCCGCAGGCGCAGCCTGCGTGTTGTCGATGACCACCTGTGCGGTGTTGTCGTTGGGCATGTCAGCCCCCTTCCCGGCCCAATGGCCGTAGCGTGTTCCGTGCCATAGCCCGCACGTTGGGCATGAAAAGGGGGCTTCCGCCCCCAGTTCCATCTGCGTGCCTGCCTTACCAGTCCTGCGACGTCTCTATCGGCTTCTGCGACACCCGCAGAGGGGCCATCCTGTTGCCCTTGCGCTGGTTGCATATGCGGTGCACGGGCTGGACGTTGTCGAAGTCAACCGGCGACCCTCCGAGCGACACCGGGACTATCTCGTCGAGCTCGTAGCTCATCGGGTGTCTCGCGGGGAGCGAGTAGTCTATGGGTCGCCCGCACAACGCGCACGGGAGGCCGAGTGCCCTGACCCTGTTCCGTAGCGACACGCGCATCTGGTACTGCGCGTACCGTGGGTTACTTGAGGCCATACATCCGCCTCATGTTAGCGAGGGTGCCGTTGACGTCGACGATCTTGCCCGACCTGCCGTTCGTGTAGACGCGGGCATCTTTGTACATGGCCCTGTACTCCTGCCACGAGTACCCGTCCAGCTCGGGCGAGTTCCCGAACGCGGCGATGACCTCGCAGTCGCAGTAGGCGTGGAACCTGTCCATCTCGGTGCCGTGCCACTGGTCGCCACCGGCGGTCTCCCGCGACTCGTAGACGGGCCCGCGCGACGCGAGCATCATGCACCACGCACACGTCTTGTCGCCCGTGGGGACGCGAATCCAACGTGCCCTGTCATGGCCCTTTCGCCTCGACCTCGCGACGCGCCGGGTGTTGCCGGTCATCGTGTTGCGTGCCGAGTCCATGACAAGTGCCTTCGCGAACGAGCCGAGCGCCCTCGCCGCGCCTTCCATGTCACCCGCGAGCACGTGCCCCTCAACGATCGTGGCCGCAGCGTCGCCGAAGTAGAGGTGCTCATTCGCCTCGTACGCGAGCGCCTCAAGGCGCGACCCGGTGTCGGAGAAGTAGATGTCCTCCCAGAGGGCCGCTGCGACGTCAGCAGACGCGAGCCCGTACCTCCGCGCGATTGCGGGAGCCGCCTCCTCGACCATCACGCGAAGGGCTTCCTTGCGTGCGCTTGCAACGGCGGGCGTCTGCCTCCACGCCTTTCTGAGCATGTCGACCACATCGTCTGCCGACTGGTTGGCGATCGACTCGATCGTGTTGTGGTAGGCGTCGAACTGGCTGGCGCTAAGCATCTTCCACCACGTTCTTCCACGAGCCTGAGCTGCCGCCCGAACCGAGCGAGAGGAGCACGTCAAGGCCTCTTGAACGCCCGAGCTCGCTCTGGATGCGCTCGACCTCGCCCTCGTCGAACCCAGCCATGCGCAGGGCCTCCTTGGTATGGCCGAAGCCCTCGATGGCGCTTGACAGCTTGACCATGGCGTCGACCATCGTGGCGACGCTCTGCCGGTCAGGTCTCTGCCAGTGGGCGCGGACGCGGGACAGCTCGTCGGGCAGGCTGTCGTACGCGACGTTCTTCGCTGTCGCCATGACCAGTCGCGCGACGTTCTCCATGCTCCGCGAGTTGGTGCGGTTCATGTTCTCCGCCTCGATGATGAGCCCCTCCTTGGCCGCGTAGATTGCCTCGGCGCTGCTCGGGTTGTCGGAGATGACGCCCAGTGAGCTGAGCGGGAGGCGCGTCTCGCCTGCGAACTGGGCCGCGAGCTGTCGCATGTACAGGATGTGGTCCTGCATGCCGGGTGGGTTGAGCTGGACGTAGCTCGGGTTGCTGCCCGCGTCAGTGAGCGGGAGCGCGTCGATTGCGTTCCAGTAGGTCTTGGGGTCCTTCGGGAGCTGGCTCGGCTTGAGTCCGAGGATCGCCCTCTTCGGCGCCGTGTAGACCTCGGCGGCGACCTCGCTGCGCATGACCTCGCGCACGGCGTTGTCCGTGATGGACATGACCGCGCCCGTGATGCGCGACTTGCCGAGCGGCTTGTCGAGCGTCGGGCGGTACGGCATCGGCTCCATCAGGCAGCGCCCCATCTTGTGGGGCGAGCGGCGCGCGTACCACTTGCCGTCCTGCGCGAGCGCGAGCACGAGCACCTCGTTCGGTGCGTGGAGCGTCACGTTCGTCGGGTCGCCGTTCTCGTCGGCGTCGTTGATGACCATTCCGTAGGCTATGCGCTTGTGCCGTGTGTCCCAGACCGACGCGCTGTTGAGCGCCGAGTAGCAGTTGACGATTACGTCAGGCTCGCCTGCCGCGACGTCACCGCGCGTGACGGTCCAGTGGACGATTCCCTCGGTGAGCTGCGAGTCGACGGCCATCGCGTAGAGCGAGTTCACGCCGTTCGCCTCCCATGCCGCGAGGAGGTCGTCGTCGGCCCCGTCGTCGGGGAACGTGCAGTAGTCCAGCCTTGAGAGGTCGGCCAGCTCCTCGACCGCCTTGGCGGGCCATCCGCACACGGGGCGAATCCTGCGTGCCAACTCGCTGCCATTCTTGATGGCGAGCCCGAGCTGCTTGGCGAGGTTCTTGCCAGAGCGGTACATGACGCGGCGCACGTTGTTCCTTCGCCTGTCCTCCCAGACGCCCCACAGGCGCCTGAGCATGTGTCGCTCCTCGTCAGTTATGCCGTCGCCCTCCGCAGCGGACGGGCAGTTGCGGTGCCCGGCGTCGAAGCGGTCGCCCGATAGGTCGCGGACCTGCGACTCAAGCGACGCTATCTCGCCCTCAAGCCGCCTGATCTTGTCAGTGGTCTGGTCTGTCACCAGCTCATCACCACCTGTTCGTTGCCGGGGTCTCGGAACGACGTCCTGACCGCCTGATACGCGAGCGCGGCAGCTTCCGCCGCCGTCGAGTCGGCCACGCCCGTGACGCTTCCGAAGCCGAACCCGCCGCTGTACTTGTCGCCTATCCGCCTCTTCGCGGAGAGCGTCACAGACTCGGTGAGCTGCTCCTGGTCGAAGTGCGTGATCGAGCCCGCGTTGACGGCGTCCTGGAACGCCGACACGGCGGACACCATGTCCTTGAGGTTGCACTGGTGGCAGTAGAGCCTCGGGGCGCCCATCGCGAGCACGCGGCTCACGAGGTTGTCTGCGCGGCCCTTGCCGTCTGCCCAGAAGCATGACGCCGTCTCGTGCCTCTGCGCGAGGAACTCGTCGAGGACTCGCGTGCCGCTCGCCGTGCTCTCGTACATGACCAGCTCGACGTGTATCGGCGCGTCCGGGTCCTCTCTGTTCATTCGCGCGGCTGCGAGGGCGAAGTGCTTCCCGTCCGGGGAGAACTTGACGCCGAACGCGGACTTGCCGACGGTCAGAGGGTGGTCGGTCCTGCACTTTGCCCAGCTCGACTTCTTCACCACGTGCTCGTAGCCGTCCATCTCTGGCGACCACCAGTTGAGCCTCTCGCGGGCGAAGCCGTCATGGGCCATGTGCTCGATCTCGTTCAGGACCACGCGCTCCTTGATGCGATACCCGAGCATCGGGTTCGTCTCGTACGCGAGGTCAAGCAGCTGCGCCCTCGTCGCACTGGTCGGAGGGAGCTCGTCGACGCTCCACTCAAGCCACCACGTGTCCGTGACTGCGCTGCTGTGCGCCACGTCGTGGATTCTGCGGAACACCGTGCCGGGGCATGTCTCGTTGGGAGGGGTGCCGATGTAGATGGTCTGCGGGATGTCGTTCGTCGCCGAGACGGTCGGGAGGAGCGCGTCAAGCTGCGCGTCCGTGAGCTCCTGCGCCTCGTCAATGACAACGACGGAGTACGAGCCGCCTCGTGCGCCGCCGTTCGTTCGCGTGGAGAACTCGATGTACGCGCCGTTGTGCAGGTAGATGCCCTCCTCGCCCTTCTGCTTCACGACGCTCGCCACGAGCGCCGACCAGTCGGGGTACAGGTCGGGCGAGTCGAACAGGACCAGCAGGTCCTTGAAGAACTTGCGGACCGTCCTGCCGTTGTGCGCGGAGTACAGCACGTTCTTGCCCTCGACTGCCGCCATCCAAGCCGAGTACAGCTTGCCGCCGTAGCTCTTGCCGTTCTGGCGCGGGCGCGATATGCCGATGGTGATCGCCGCTGGCTTGCCCTCGGCGTCGCGCGCGAGCATCACGTCCAGCTCGCGCTCCTGCGCTGGTATCAGGCTGTAGCCGTACTCCTTGAACATGGCGGCGCACTCGGGGCCGTCCGTGTAGGTGTACTTGACCGGCGTCTCGAAGGTCGGCTCCTGCCGTCCCCTACGAGTCTCTTGCCGCATGTCGCTCCTGCGCCCTCGCGAGCGGAGAGGTCTCGGGCTGTGGCGCGAACGCGCCATGGTCCATGTCGTACTGGTAGATGCGATCCTCGACTGCGACGAGTGACTTGACCATCGCGGCGTAGTCTCGCCCCGAGTCGGTCATGTCCACGCGCTCAGCGAGGTCGTTCCTGATGGCGACCAGAATCGAGCGGTGGTCGCCGTTCATTGCAGCCGAAAGGCCCATGCGCCCTCCGTTCCGATGCCTGTGTGCCAGCCTATTACTTACACCACGAGCTGGTACGACACCGCCCAGACGCGCCCACGTGCGCACGGTTGATGTGGAAATCGGGCCTTCGAGCGGGGAACCTGCTGTGCCGCTGGGGGCCCCGGGGTCCAGGGGGGAGGGGTCTGCCCCTGTGGGGGCGCCGCGCGTGCGTGTCTTGCGCGTTTTACTTGTGCGCGATTCACTTGTGCGCGATTCAGCGCGCGGGAGACATAACGCAACACGCCTATTGTTCTCTTTTTGATAGCCGTTTTCGCTGAAATATCTTCAAAAAGTCTCGTTTTGGGGGTTGACATTCCCTAGGGTATCCCCTAGTATAGTTGTTGAGGGGCGACGAGAATGGCTCGCCCCAACCCTCGGGTAAGGAGACCCACAAATGACCGCCAACGCCACTACTAGCAAGCCCGCCCGCGCCAACTATCGTTTTGTCAACACCTCGGACAAGCTCGCCGCGCTTTCTCTTGAGGGCGCAAAGGCCTATCACGGCGCCACTCTTGACAAGTTCGCCGCACACTTCGCAAACACTGACTATGCAATTGTCGCCGCATCCGCGAACGTGAAGCACAGCGACAAGCGCGGCGACACCTACGAGATTGTCATCACCACTAGCATCTTTGGTGTCATCCACATCACCGTCAACACGACGGCCGCACTTGATTATCGCAAGGTCGCAAAGCGCTATGTTGACATGTGCGAAAAGCGCCGCACGAAGTCCGCCGAGGCCGCAAAGCCCGAGAACGTCGCCGCAAAGGCAAAGGCAAAGGCAGAGCGCGCCGCAAAGCGCGACGCCACGAACTACTATAACTATCTGATTAAGCACGGAATGCGCGAAGACCTCGCAAAGGCAGAGTACGAGCGCCGCCTTGCCGACAACCTCGCAAAGGCCGCATAGCGCGAACATGGGTACCGCGCCCGCAAACGCGGTACCCACACCAAAGCGCCTATAACGTAGACGCTTTGATGTGGGGAGACGGTTCAACCACGGTTAGTGTCAAACGACGCGATGATACCGAACCACGACGCCCACGACGTTTCACAAGCGTGCGAGCTGAAAGCGATGACCACGCGAATGGCATGAATTTGCCTTGCACCACACCAAACCTGCACGTCGAACCTTGAGAACCGCATATAGCACGCATTGGATAGGGCGAAACCTGTATAGCAGCAGACGACTGTTACGCATTGCCATGTCACAATCGAGCGAAACCCGAATGCACGCGACCACACATGCGTGTGTGCGAGCGCGGACGGAATACCGCGCATTGACGTAAGTAGGCGGGCCACCTCGGTGACACGTAGACCATAGACGCGAGAGCGACTATGCGAGCGAACATTAAACCGTAGCGATACGGCGTCCGAAGAGACTGTGGAACTTAACGGGCACAGCTTAAAAGAGGCGTCCCCGAACCTAGCGTTTCCATGCGTGGCCCGAATCGTGGGCATGGGCGGCGACTGCCTGTGAAAGCAAGAGTCGAAGTGCGATAGCGCATTGCTGTGACAGGGTACCTAGATGCCAATGCGCGAAAAGCGTAGTACGTCCATACGCGAATCGTGCGACCAGCGGCACGCCAGGGGCGGATTAGGTGAGAAATCCCCCTGTGCGTGTGCAGCGTAGGCAAGGAAAGCACAGGACACATTACACCAACCATCATGCAAACGCCACGGCTGTGCGCGGTCGTGGCACGAACAGGCACAAAGTGCCGGAAAGAAGGTCAAAAATGACCACCAACGCCAACGCCACCATCACCTGCACCATCGACGGCCACGAGGTCAGCGGCACCATCGACGCCATCCTCAGCATCCTCAGCAACCGCACGCCCGACCAGACCCCGACCACGAAGCGCGCGCCGAAGGCAGACCCGAAGCCGAAGGCAGACCCGAAGCCGAAGGCAGACCCGAAGCCGAAGGCAGACCCGAAGCCCGCGCACGTCGACGAGGACGCGTGGTATCTCGGCGTCATCACGTCCCCGTGGGTCAAGGAGTACGAGTGCAAGCCTAAGTCCAGCATCGTGAAGGTGCGCCCCGAGGCTGGTCACGGCGCCGAGCTGCGCACCGCTGGGTTCCGCCCCATGAAGGGCAACCAGTGGTGGTGGGCCGAGAAGGACGAGGCCAAGGCCAAGGCCAAGGGCGAGAGGTACCGCGCGAACAAGGCCGCCCGCGCCGCCAAGATCGCGTAGCGCGTCACCGAGACAGTCAGGCAGCGGCGCACGGGACGAGCGTTCCCCGTGCGCCTTCGTGTAAGGAGGCGTCGTACATGGCGTACAAGTACCCGCACTACCCCGAGCAGCCCCACCAGCGCGACAATCGCACCCTCACGTTCGACCAGATGCGCGAGGTCATCGAGCTCGTGCGCGACCGCAAGTACCCCAACGGGACCTACAGCGACGACCAGTGCTGCCTGTGGGAGATGGTCACACACGAGCTTAGCATCGACGTGCTCTAGCGCGTCCCGCACCACCAGCACCGAGAACCAATGAGCCCCACGTCGGGGCAACACCGCGTCCGCACGCTGCCACGCGCCGTGCGGGCGCGACGGCACATCATCCCATCGTAGGCGCACGAGCGCCGGAAGGAGGGACTCATGGACGAGTTCCTGCACAACCTGCTCGCAAGGCTCGACCGCGAGGCAGAGGAGCACTTCTTCGAGAAGCTCGAAGAGCTTGACGGGTGCGAAGAGTACGGCTTCGACCCGTACGACCCGTACACACCCGCACCCATGGCCGTGTAACTGCACGACAAAGGCGCACGAGCGCCAGAAGGGAGCGCGACATGAAGCGCTACGTCTGCAACATCACCGTCACGACGACCGACGGTCGCATCACGTGGGCCACGCAGGGATTCCGAGCGTGGCCGAGCAAGCGCCACACCGCAGCAAGCCGCATCGCCCGCGAGTACGACACCGAGTGGGCACACGCAGAAGTCACGAGCATCGAGGAGGCATAGCCATGCACAGCGCAAACATCATCCCCATCGCACACCCAACCCGCACCACCAACCTGTCGAAGAGCTGGAAGCGCAACTCCAAGCGCAAGCGCCAGCACATGCCGCACGACTGGTTCGGCTCCGAGCTCGACACGCACGTGGACAAGTACGCGAAGGCCACCCCGTGGTGCGTGGCCGAGTGAGAGGGGCAGCGATGACCGAGTTCGAGATTCGCCAGGCACGCCGTCGCGCGAGGGCGGCACGGAGGCACAGGGACGAGGAGGAGCGCGAGGCGTTCGTGCTCTACACGGGGTTCGTCACCCTCTTCTGGCTCCTGTTCTTCTTCGCGTAGCACGCAGCACCAAGGGTGAAGGGCGCGGCCCTACGGAAACGCGCCCACACAGACGCTCGAAAGGAGCAACCATGTCCGACAACACCAACACCACCCAGTTCGTCGTCGTCCCCGCAGGCGTCATGAGGGCCGCTGCCAGCATCGCGTCGAGCGACGACGGCAGACCCGTTCTCCGCGCGGTCCAGCTCGCGGGCAAGGTCGACGGCGACGAGCTGCGCGTCACCGTGACGAGCACCGACGCCTACAGGCTGTTCACCGCCGAGTACGCGCTGGCGTCCGACCTCTTCGGCGGCATCGAGGGCGAGTTCGAGTGGCTCGTCCAACCCACGAGCAAGCTCGGGACGGCGGAGTCGATTCGCGTCGAGAGGGTCGGGAGCTACAAGGGCGCGTTCGAGGTCACGACCTACAAGGGCAAGTCGACGATCCCGTCGATGAACCGCGCTGGCGGCAAGTTCGAGCCCGCCGCGTACCACAGGTGGGACGAGGTCGACGGCCCGTACCCGCAGTGGAGGCAGCTCATCCCGAACAGCCCCAGCGCGGCGGCGGGGTGGGCGGCGAACCCCAAGTACGCGCAGGATGTGTACAAGGCGCTCGGCGACGCCACGGGCGGCGGTCTCGCGGGCGTGACGTTCGAGGGCATGGAGAGCGGCAGCTCCACAGGCAAGCGGGCGAACGCCGGTGGCCCGCTCCTGTTCTCCGCACGCAGTGAGAGCGTGACGGCGCGGTGCGTCCTCATGCCCGTCGTGAGCGAGTTCGAGGTCGTTGTCGGCGCCGCGGCCAAGGGTGGCAAGCAGAAGGTCGACAAGAAGGCGTACGACGAGATGTGCGAGCTGTACCGCAAGCACGCGCTCCGCGAGGAGGAGCTTGAGGCCGAGGTCAGGCGTCTCACCGAGGAGGTCGAGCACGAGCGGGAGATGCACCAGAAGTACCAGACCCGCAACGTCGAGCTCGCCGAGACGGTCGAGGGGCTTGAGGCGCGTCTCGCGGAACCCGTGGCCGAGGTCGACTGCGACGCAATCACCGAGCGCGACCACCGCATCGCAGCGCTTGAGGAGGAGGTCATGGACCTTGAGTCTCAGGTCGACGCGCTACGCGCCGAGGCGACGAAGGTCGTGCCGTTCAACCCTGACGGCGCGAAGGTGGTCGACGACGGCACGTTCATCACCATCAGCGACGCGAACGGGTTCATCGTGCGCAGCGGCGACGGCTCGCCACTGCTGCTGATGACCGAGACGCCCGAGAACGTCTGGCTCACGGGAGCGACGAGGGCACTGCGTGCGCGTATCGCGGAGCTGCTGCCCGACATGTTCGAGTGGTCGGCGAAGCGTCGCGCATGGTGGGCGCGCAAGGCCGTCTAGCGGCAGCTGTCAGAAATAGCGGGCGGGGATGGCGTCGGGTCGTCCCCGCCCGTCGCATGAGAGGAGATTCGGATGACTGGAATCGAGAGGGCGGCGGCGGGGGTGTTCGTCACGGCTGCGAGGGAGACGACGTACGGCAACTACGTCATCGGGCTCGACGAGCTGGCAAAGCGGTTCGGTGAGCTCGACGCCGAGAAGCTCGCGGACGAGGTCTACAAAGTCGGCGACCCGTGGGTGCTTGAGGTCGACGTGTACGACGGCACCATCGACGTCACGCTGAGCGACTACTACACGGAAGAGTGCTGTCTCGAATACGAGGACGGAGGCCACTTCGAGGAGTACGACGAGGGGTACAGACGCGAGGAATACGAGGCCGCATGGCGAAGGGTCGAGGAGATTGGGAGGGGCATCGATGCCGCATAGGTACACGGAAGTCACGGAAAGGCGTGGCGAGAGGTTCGACGCGACGTATCGCAGGGTCATCGACGTGACCATCGCGAAGACGGCATACGGCGACTGCGAATACTACTGCACGGCATACGTGGGGGGCTACATGCTCACCGACCACTCGTACCTCGGCTACACGTGGGACGAGGTCAAGCGCATGTTCAAGCAGGAAATCGAGGAAGAGATCGAGAAGGCCATCACGGAAGGAAGGTAACGGGCATGGGAGGCAAGACGACAAGCAGGGCGCAGGAGCTCGCACGGAACGTCAGGAGGTATCGCATGTGGTACGACACTCTCTGCTGCGAGTGGCGCATGTTCGACGACGAGAGCTTCGGGAGGCTCTTGGAGGCCGTGAGGATGGCGGGGCCCGACGGGTTCGTCACCGTCTGCTACAACACGGCGGACGTGTGGCCGAGCAGGGAGGCGGCGGTCGCCTTCTTCATGGAGTGCATGTGCAACAGCGAGGGCGCCGAGAACGACAGGTACCAGGAGGTGTTCTTCCAGTCCGTCGCGCAGGACAACGCGTATGCGCACGACGGCGTGTCACACAGGGTCATCGACGTGAACGACAGGAGGTAGCGCAGATGACGATTGAGGAGATGCTCGTCCCCGAGTGCGTCAGCGTCAACGCGAGGAGGGTCATCGTCTACTCGCTCGACGCGGAGTGCGAGCGCACGAAGCGGTTCGAAGACGGCGTGAGCGACGGCGCGGAGATTGCCGAGGCCGCGTATGGCGACGACGGCGAGGCGCACCCGTGGTACATGGAGTGGCCGGTCATCTGGATTCAGGTGGAGGACGGCGCACTCGTCATCGAAGTCGACGAGGAGGAGTAGGCATGGACACCAGCAAGCGCTACGTCATCGAGTTCAGCATGGACGACCTCAAGGCGGTGCTCGCACCACTTGCGAGGACGGTCGCCATCGACAACCGCGAGGTCGATGAGGGCTTCTGCGACGAGGTGGCCGACTGGCTCAAGGCGTGGTTCAACGGAAACTTCTCCGACCTGTCCAAGGCGCTGGCCATCAAGGCAACGTTCGCACAGCACAACGACTACATCTTCGAGGACTAGGGGGAACCAGACATGACATCAACCGACCTTAGCAACGTCCCGTCCATGGAGCTCTACAACGAGCTCGCGAGACGGAGTCACCACGCGCTCGTCCTGTGGGTCGACGCCGACGTGTACGACATGTTCGAGAACAACTACGACCACGAGCCGAGCGACGAGGACGTCGAGAGCGTCTGGAAGGACTTCGGTGAACGCGTCGAGGAGAGGATGATTCAGGAGGGGTGGGACGCACTCCACGCCTCCTGCGAGCGCGTGCTTGACGAGCGCGGCATCAAGTGGTGGTAGGGAGACGCACGAGGCTTGCAGACGAGGGGGCGGTCGCGACCGTCCCCTCTTCATGAAAGGGGAACGCACATGAACGCAACGGCAACCGACGATCGCATCCACAGGTTCTGGAAGGGCATCGACATAAACAGAACGGGGAGCCACGAGCGTGACTGCATCGAGTACGCGGTCACGGCGCTGACGAACATCGGCTACGACAACTTCGACAGGGGCCTGTTCAACGGCTTCTCGTGCGACGGGGACGGCAAGCGCGTCTACGTCGCCGTCCTCCCAATCGCCGTCGATGACTACGAGTTCACGCTTGATGACCTGCAAGGCGTCATCGACGACGAGGTCACCGAGATTGGCGCGAGCATCTGCGACGCGTCCGGGTGCGACCGCTTCGACGTCATGAGCGTGTGCATCAACGCCGCCGTCAGGCGAATCCGCATCCACCACGTCCGCAGCGTGTGGGAGCGATAGCAGGCATCGAGAGAATGGAGGGCGACATGTACTGCAAGGACATGAGCGAGGCGGGCGAGCCAGAGGTCAAGAGGATCCTGTTCGCGTTCAGCGACGACGACTTGCGACACGCGCTGCGCGACGCGAACGACGGGCCGCTGCCAGTCACCGAAGAGGAGCTCGCCGAGATTGGCGAGGACGTCCTCGACAGGCTTGAGGAGGCGCTCGACTGGGAGTTCGAGTGCTGGGCATACGCCGCGTACAAGAACATCCACGGATAAGGGGAAGGCATGGCATACGACTACAGCCCCGCAATCAAGTTCACCAAGTCGGTCACGGGCGTCTGCATCGCGCTGCTCAAGGAGGCGCAGGGACGGCTCGGCTACGACTTCGACAGGGGCAAGTTCACGGACGGGGACGTCGCGGAGTTCGTGGCGTTCATGAGCGACTACCTCGACACGGCCTTCGAGGAGGGCGTGTGGAGCTTCGTCGACCAGAACCTCGAACGCTGGATGCACGACACGGAAGGACAGGAGGGCTGAGAATGCACATCGATGGACTCATGGACGCGTGCCGCGACGAGTGGAGCGACACGGTTCTCGGCGCCGTGGAGAAGGCGCTCGAATGCTGGGACTGCGGAGACTTCGAGAGCGATGACTTCGACGAGCGCGTCGACGAATGCGTCAGAGATGCGATGGACGACGTGACCATGGTCATCCACTGGGAGGACGCGCTCGCCTGGCTGTGGGAGAGCGGGCTCGTGTACGAGGCGCTGAGAGGCGAGCTCGACTACGACAACTGCCCACTGCGCGTCATGGAGGACGAGGTGCGCGATAGGTTCAAGGCAGAGCTTGAGGAGAGGGAGGGCTAGAGATGGCATACAAGACGATCAGGCGACTCACGATGGAGAGCGCCTACGACACGACCAACTACGACTTCGAGGACGTCGGGATGCAGCCGACGGGAGGCGGCGAGGACGAGCCCGAGTTCGTCCGCACGTGGGCTTGCGAGTCAATGGGGCTTGAGGTCCACGAGATTGGCCCGTTCGAGTACGGATGGGTGGTCGGGAACGGCGACGCTTACGGCACGGCCGACAGCTTCGAGTCGGCGGCGAAGTGCGCGATCGTCAACCACGAGTGGAGGGACTAGACATGCCGACAATCATCGAATTCTTCAACGTCGTCGAGGCGCTCTGCCTGCCATGGGAGGTGTACGACAACTTCGGCGTCGAGCTCTGCGCAAGCTACCACGACGATGCGTGCGTCGACGCCTTCCTCGACGAGTACGGCCAGCGAGAGCCGTACGACTTCCGGTTCATCGAAGGCTATGCCATCGCCTACATCAAGGAGGGCTAGACATGGGCAAGCACTACTACGCGGCGCAGCACTACTACGGAATCGAGTTCTGCAACGACTACCGCACGCTGTTCAGGTTCACCACAAAGACGGAGCGTGACGAGTTCGTGTTCGACTCGAACTTCAACGAGGCTGCTGCATACGGCGGCTACAGGACAGAGGCCGTCACGAGGGACGAGGCACGCAAGCGGTTCCCCCTTGCGTTTCGCATGACCGAAATGCACGACGTGGCAGACGTGCGGGACTGGCTGGACGGTTCCACCGCCACAAGCTCGTACTGGGGCAAGTACAACATCTACCGATAGGAAGGGACACGACATGGAGCTTTTCACCGACAACTGGGACAACCCGCCCGTCCTGTACGAGGGCGAGCGACTGTACCGCATCGTCACCGACAACCCGTGCGACAACCTGCTCGCCGTGTGCCCGGCAGACATGGGCGAGGATGACCTCATCGACGAGATCAGGTGGGCGTTAATCCGAAAGTACGGCAAGCGCGGCAAGGCAATCATGTTCGGATTCGAGGACGTGACCGACCTGTATTACAGGAACGAGCCCGAGCCGCTCGACTACGACGAGCGGACGGGCGAGACGCTTTATCGCGTCCGCTTCCCGCTTACTTACGACTATCTGCACATGGTCGTGACGGACGACGGCGACGAACTAATCCCGCTTGACTGGTACGAGTCGACGAAAGTATGGACGTTCGACGACTTCTCGGACACCTGCACGCAGTGGGTTACGCCGGAACAGTTCGCGATCATCACGGAGGCATGACTATGACAGGGCACGTGTTCGTTCACAACATCAACGGGAACCCGCACGACAAGAGGCTCTACAAAATCGGGTACAACTGCAAGGGCAGGTGGGACAGGCGCAAGGTGCGTCGCGACGACCACTGGTACTACGTCCTGCTCGACGGCATAAAGTGGTACCTCGACGACCCTGACACGAACTGGACGCCTGACGAGGATTGGAGCTGCGATGATCTACGCGGTTGACTTCGACGGCACGCTCTTCGCGGACGGCAAGGCGAACGAGCGGCTCATCGGCTTCCTGCGGGCGAGGCAGCGCACGGGGCACACGGTCATCCTGTGGACGTGCCGCGAGGGAAGGCGTCTCGCAGATGCGGTCAGGTTCCTGCGGGACAACGGCTTCTCGCCGAACTACGTCAACGCCAACTGCCCCGAGGGAATCAGGCGGCTGGGCCACGACTCGCGCAAGGTCTTCGCGGACGTCTACATCGACGACAAGTGCCAGCGATGACAGGGCGTGCTATAATAGACGAAACGCTACTGAGGGCCAAAGGCCCGGAACGGAGACATGATGAACCTGAGACCATACCAGTCTGATGCCGTCCGCGCGGTGATGAGCCGACTCAAGTCGAACCGCTCGACGATGGTCGTCATGGCGACAGGCACAGGCAAGACGGTGGTGTTCGCGGAGATAGCGAGACGATGGCAGGAGTCGGACCCGCGTCCGGTGCTCGTGCTCGCCCACCGCAGGGAGCTGGTTGAGCAGGCCAGGGACAAGCTCGACGGCGTGCGCTGCGACGTGATGACGGTGCAGGGGCTCTCGCGCAGGCTCGGCGGAATCGACCGAGACGCGTACGGGCTCGTGGTCATCGACGAGTGCCACCACTCGCACGCCAAGAGCTACGCGAGGGTCATCGGGCACCTGGCCGGAGCGCACGTGCTCGGCGTGACCGCGACGCCCGAGCGCTCCGACGGCAAGTCGCTCGCCACGGTGTTCGGACAGCCCGCGTTCGAGTACGGCATAGCGAAGGGCATCCGCGACGGGTGGCTCTCCCCCATCAGGGTCGTGCCAACGAAGCTCCGCATCGACCTCTCGGGCGTGCAGACGGCACGCGGCGACTACGTGCAGTCGCAGCTCGGCCAGTCGGTGGAGCCGTGGCTCGGGGCGGCGGCGCGGTGGATCAGGGAGAACGCGTCCGACAGGCGCACGGTTGTGTTCCTGCCGCTCGTGTCCACGGCCAAGAAGATGGCGGCTGCGTGCAGGAGGGCAGGGCTCACCGCAGCCGAGGTCGACGGAGAGAGCCCGGACAGGGAGCGCGTGCTCAGCGGGTTCGCTGGCGGAGAGTACCAGGTGCTCTGCAACGCGATGCTCCTCACGGAGGGCTGGGACTGTCCCGAGGTCGGGTGCGTGATGGTGCTGCGACCGACGAAGAGCAGGGCGCTCTACTGCCAGATGGTCGGGCGCGGCACGAGGCCGTGCGAGGGCAAGACGGACCTGCTCGTGCCGGACATACTCGCGTTCGGCGACGATTCCATCATGCGCCCCTACGACGTGCTCGGGGACAAGCCGCAAGAGGCGAGGCTAAAGAGAACGGCGCCGAGGAGGGTCGCTCCGACTCCGCCGGACCGCGAGGCGTCGCTCGCGAGGAAGCTCGACGGCGGCGTGAGGATGGCGCAGGGCGGCACGCACGGGAGCGCGAAGAGACGAGCGCCCGCGCCGTCGCTGCTCGACGGAATCAAGGCGAGCTTCTGGAAGGGGTTCGAGGCCGCGAGGAACGGGAGGTAGCCGATGTCGTTCATCAGCGACGCTGAGTACGAGGCCATGGAGCGGGAGCCGCGCACGGGCGCTGAGTTCAGGGCGATGCGCGACAAGCTAGGCTGGTCGATCAGGGAGCTCGCGGCGGAGCTCCACGAGCCTGAGAGCTCGATAAAGAACTGGGAGAACCCGGCGAGCAAATGGTCGGTCAGGCCGTTCGCGTGGGAGTGGATGGACAAGGCGGTGAGGGGGTTCGACAGCAACGTCGACAGGCGCGTCAGGCAGGCGCACGAGCACATCGACGCGACGGGCGAGACCACGCTCACCATCCTCTACCGGCGCAACGGCATGCGGCGCAACGCGCACTA